GTTGATCTACTTCAAATAATCTAAATAAAGTCTCTATATGACTCCAGTCTTTTCCCATGTAGGAACCAGAGTTACCCTCCCACACATCAGATAGATACCCAAATACGAAAAATGCCACTTGAACTTCTGCAGGAAATGCAGACGCTTCGAGTGGCATTCTTTGGGGGTCTGGTTCTTCGCCTAACTGTTCACAGATAAGTAAATACTTTTCAACATCAATAGCTGTTTTTTCTTTTACATATCTTTCAAGTAGGGACTGTACTTCCTCTACTTGTTCCCAGTAAAATTTTCTAAGTCACCTACTGTTTCGGTAACCCATGTATCAAAGTCTGCAGCATTCTTCATAAGCAACTCTGCATTATCTTTTGTCCATGGCAGCTCATCATCAGGCTCAAAGGAAGAAACATCTACCAAAAGAAGCTCTTCTAGGTAACGATATTTTAGTCCTTTCCAACCTTTAATTACTGCTTTACAATACTCAATTAGGAATTTATCTTCATCTAGTTCTTCTTCTAGCTGACGAGTTTTTTTGTTCCACTTGTTAGATAAGCATCTTTTACGTAGCTTAACTAACTCCTCTCTTGCTAGATAGCACAGATCAACTGTCATTCCTGAGAATCCAGGAAAGTCACAAGATACTGTCTTACTTGGAGTCATAAGACTCGCTAGCGATACTGGCTCTTTCTTCGGTGTTGCTGTTTGTGTCATGCGAATAAATCCCTATTTAAAAATTAAATTATACGGTATAAGAGACGAAATGTCAAGAAATATTTTTGGGCGGGTGATAAGTGAAGGGGCCGAAGCCCCTTACTTATTATGAATACGTGGCTGGCGCGTAGTATTCGATGTTGGTCAGTTCGTTTGCTGAACCAAAGTCTGATGGTAATGCGTGGAAGTTACTTTCGAGTGAGATTACGTCTTCTACCTGATGAGAAGGTACCTCGAAGTGAACATTCGGCATTGTAATTACCAACGAAGGTGTTCCTGCTTGTGCGGATCCACCAATCTTTAGTGTAACGGCAAACTTGTTTACAACCTGAGACATAGCAGATGTAGACACGAGATCATTAAAGAACTGTCGAGAAGTTCCTGAAGTCTTGTCTGAGTCACTCAATGTTAGATAGCAAGTTGCTGATCCAGTAACATTACGTGCTCCTGTTACGTGTTCCAACGGCTTGTTTACAAAGCCTAATTCATCAGGTACAAGATACGTGATATTATTAGCGATTGTAAAGCTTCCGCCTGTCATTGTAAGACTGTACTTTCCGTCTCCGTTTGTAACTGCTCCACCGGGGAATACTGTCTTATTATCGGCAGTAATATCAATGGAGGTCAAACGATTTCGAATAAAGGTATTGGTACTTGTTACAGCCTCATCAATTGCTTGAGTAAGCGTAAGGTTTCCAGAACCTGGTACAGTTTTAACCATGTGAACAGCAGTACCCTGAGCATTATCAGTCTGGAAGTAAAAATCTCCAGCAGTCAATAAGTCAGTATCAGTACCGTCTTGAGTACGCTTCGGAGTTGTAGCATTTCCAGTTTGTCCAACCGTTAATGTAGTTCCTGTTCCAGTTCTAAAGTTTACAGACCTATCATCAATTTCTTTTGCGAAACCTGACCAGTTTAAAGTAGCAATTCCTTCTACATCGAAGTCAATACTTACTTCATTTACAACCGCTTCCGCGCACTTATAGATAACAGGATTTAAAGCATCTGTTTCAATTACAAAGTAAAGATGCATTGGATGTAGAGCTGATCTATTTGATTCAGTCATTACAATAGTGCTATTACTAGCGGCAGGAGTAACAACAGGACCAGATACTTTATTTACAGCTCTTCTAAAGCCTTTTGCTCCAGAAGTTAAAGTGGCTACGTCAAACCCTAAGTCGGTACCACCTACAGCATCTCCTATTTTCTCGCTTTGAATAGTAATTGTATCGTTTACTGCATATCCGTCACCAGGCGAGGCAACTGCAATACTTGCAACACCGCTACCGTTTACTGTAATTGTAAAAGATGCGCCTGATCCTCCGCCAGTAGCAGTAAAATCACTTTCTGTAATTGTATATGTGCCTGCAGTACGGTCAGTATCTGTACCGCCTGTGGTACTGTCAACAGTTGCAATACCTGTCGAACTATCATAGACGTCTGCACCTGACATTGCTGCCCAGAGAACTTCTTCTACTGAATGAACATCTGTTCCTGACCCGTCCGCACTAGCAACACCACTTGCTACGCTTCCGCCTTTTGACTTAAAGGGTCGAATATACGTGCTGAAAGACCATTCTGCAGGAGCAAGAGAGTCTGTAAATAAACGTCTACCTCTACGAGATACGCCTACTGTACTTTCCATTTCCGAGAGTAGTATTTCAGAAGTATTTGTAGTCTGAGAGAAACTATATCCATCAAGAATAGGTACCTCCCACAACTGTCCCGCTCCCGCGGTGTTATCATCTTCGTCGTCTTGGTTACGAAACTCAATAAAGAGTCTCGTGTCACGACTAAAATATAACTGATCTGCCATAGTTTTTCTCCTATGAAACTTGAAAAGACTGGTCGTGAATTTTTATTCGTGCCAGAATTTTCTAATAACGAACTTCTATTAGGATCTCTCCTACTCCAAGAGGTTCGAGTACACCTTCATCAGTATCAATACTGAGGATTGTGATCTGGTGGGTAGACTGCTCTAACCCTAATCTATCATGGTAAAGTAATTTACTATTTGTTTCTAATACTGTTTCTACATCTTCGAGTAACTCATCTAATGCAGTTACGGCATCTTCCTCGTTTACGTAACAACGAATAGTAAGATTCAGAAAACGATCTTTGTATCCGCCTGTTTGGTACGTTCTTGATTCACTTCCTGCATTTATGTGTATTGCAGGAAACTCCTCTACTTCGTCCCAGAACTTAAGTCTCGGACTTGTTTCTGCTACTGCTGTGTGAAAAATGCCTCTTCCATCTATGAGGGCTAATTTATCTGCGAGAGCTTTTGTAATAGCAGACCTACGTGTAGTATACGATCTTGCTGTATTTGGCATTAAACTCTCCTAGTGTAAAATCTTCCTAAAGCATAACCTGCAGCGATTTCTCGAATTGAAGCATCTATTAGATCCCGAGGATCCCTGTCTAAACTAGCAAACCTAGACCCGCTAGACTTTTCGTATACTTCATATGGATCCTTTCTATAAGTATAACCGAAGCTTGGAAACCCTTGCGGAGTTTGTATAACATCTGTCATCTTTACGCTATTTGCAAATCTTCCTGTTTGATTCTCAAGTCGGGGTGCTCCCATATTCTTTCTTACTGTTTCTGGCAGCTTATCATTTATAAGAGCTAGTACAGTATATAAACTTGCTTTTTGGGATTTTCCTGCATTGCTTTCTGCAAGTTTTCTTATTGGCTGCTTGTTACTTTTAGTTTTTAATTTACTGCCTTTTCGAGACGCGCTTCCTTTTTTTGGCGTGCTTTTTGGCTGCTTTACTACAGGCTTTTTTATACCTTTTCTTTCGGGTATTTTATTCAGTACACTAAATCTTGCTTGTTCAACCGCTTCTTCTCTAATGGACTTACTACCTTTTTGGTCTGCTAAACCTAGTGTTGAAATATACCGTGATATTTCTGCTTCAAGTAAGGGCTTTAGTTGTGTCCAGTCAGCATCTTCTGAGCCAGGAAAGTTTTTTGCTTTCCTTTTTACGCCTATACTTACTTGACCTTTATACTCTATTGTATCCTTACCACCTTTTTTAACTACGTTTATATTTCCTAAAATTTCTCCGTACTTTTCGAAAATATTTTTAAACGCTTCTGAAGAAGAAAATTTATCAGTTGCTGTACCAAACTTATTTCGATCCAAAACTTGAAAAACTTTCGCAAGACGAGTAAGCCCTACAGTAAGTGAGTCGTCTTCATGTAATCTTTGTGCTCCTAAATCAATAGCTTGATTCACATCTTTATTAAGATCTTTTCCTAAAATTTCTTTTAATTTTTCTTTTCCTTTTCTTTTCATCGCTCGAAAAGGTGCAGGTGAATATCTTTTTTGAGTAAATACTACTTTATCGCTAGTGCTTAGTTTTTTACTTATTTCTGAAATTCTGCTTCGACCTATACTCGTCTTTAAACCGTCAAACGCAGCCTTTCCAACTTTTCTTAATTCTTTGTCAGTTATAGGTAAGTTACCTTCTGCATCCGCTATTGCATCTGAGAAAGCAGCCGTTATATTATGGAGAGTTACTGTAACAACTTGTTCTTGCCTATCTGTTGCTTTACGAGCCCACTTATCATTTGCAATCTCTAAGGCTTGTGCAACAAGCCTGTCCATCTTCGCTCTAGCCATTAGAAAGTTTTATACAAGTCTAGGACTCTCTTAATGTGATCTGGAAAGGAGACATTATTATTTTGGCTAGTGCTTCCTTGATTCTGTAGACTTGCACCTGCTATTGTTTGTCGTTGCTTGTGCTCATCTTTTAAGTAGTATGTAACTAAATCAAGCACCGCTAGTTTCAAGTCTGACGGTACGGCTGAATATCCTGCCGTGTATACTACTTTTACTGCTGCTACTCCCGTAGGCCAGTTCTTATACCCAGAACCTAAAGTGCGCAAAATGCTGTCTGTAGTTTTATCAAGAGCATACTCATACGCTCCCGTGGTAAGAGTGACATAAGAACTGGAATAGGACTCTCGCTCTTGTACACTTACGATTGCATTGACAGGACTCTCAGTGAGTTGTACTACATGAGTTCCCCAATCAATATTAAATTCTTCTGTTTTATTTGAAGAGAAAAAATCAACAAAAGTGTTTCCACAATAAGTTTTTACTAATTCACTCACAGAGGGAATAAGAACATTTAAACGTGCATCGTCTTTCGGAGCCGAAATACCTTCTGCCGTTTTATACTCTTGTAATGTAATTAAATTCGCCATAAGTTAATTAGTAAAAACTTGGGGTGGCGAACCACCCCAGTTTATTAAGCTAATATTAAGCTTGGTAAATAAGCTTAACTGAAGGATTGTTGCCTGTAAAGCCTGCAACTAGTTCTTCAAAGCCAAGAGACTGTGAAGCAATAAGCGCTGTACGCTGTTCCTTCACGATGTAATCAGTCTCAATGTTAACACCTCTGAGTCGAGGAATAACATAGTTGTTAGTATTTACAGCGATAGCTGCAGTACCAACAGGACCAGAACCACTTCGAGTGATCAGGTCACTGGCGATTACGGGGCTTCCGTATACTTCACCAACGATACCTTGTACTCTTGCAGCAAGCTCAGGAGTAACTTC